TCTATCAAAGATATTAGATATGATGAGGAGGTGTAGAACATGGAAAATATAAAAAGAACCCTAATTAGTAGGGTTCTTATATTTATCTCACAACCATTGAGATAGACACGCTCGCGCTTCGTCCTGCAACATTATCATTTTCAGTTATTAAGAAGATGAAGTGTTCGTTTGACTGGCTATCGATTGAAAAGGTGCTAGTCACGTCTCCAAGGCCCGGGATTGTAACATTATTAAGTGTCGTATTGTAATTTGCGTAATAAACATTAATTGGAATACTTGCCCTGTATTTACCGTCATACGATATATTTGACGGCATTACCAAGTATGTTGAGATATCATATTTACCCTGTCCGAAGTTCATTCCTGGGATATTTCCATTTTCTGAACACTTAGCGGAGCAGATTATATTACTGTCATTTACCGGAAGATAACTTGTAAACGTGCTAGGACTTCCGGTCGCTTTTCTGAACTGCATTTGCGTAAAACCTGCATAGTTGCTTACGTTGCCGTGAATCGTGCACACCATCTGCGACACCTGACCGCCATTTGTGTAACCTGCATCGTCAAGCAATAAAGCCATATGCTCCGAGTTGTCATAAAAAAGGTTGTTCAATAAAGTCAACTTCTGACCAGTTCGACCGCCGTATGAGCAATTGTGTGCATAAATCGGAGAGCTTGACGACTCTAATATACAATCAACAACCCTTAATTCTGTATTGTTTCCGGCTCCATATCCTATAGCATTACTACCGCCTTTGATATGACAATTTCTAAACTCAACCAATCCGCTTGTAAATTTGTCTATTGGGTCTGAATGAACTGCATAAGTAGAAGGGTTATTGTTAATAATAGTCATGTTGTAAAAAGAGTAATCTCCCTGCACATGTAATGTGCAATCCGGATAAGCTCCGCTCGACTGAATCACTGTTTTTCCGACACCGCAACCAATAAAAGATATTCCATGAACATCATTAAGCGCTATCTGCTCATTGTACACACCTGGATAAATAAAAACGGTAGCAGGGTTGCTAAGTGACACGGATTTACTCAATATATAAGCAAGTGCGGCATTAATTGATTGATACATAGCTCCGGTTTTTCCAACTGTAACAAACATGGAACCGTCTGACACTGGAAGTTTTTCCAATAAATTATTTAATGAATTGTCAAAATTACTAATCTGCTCCGTTAATTCGTTTATTGAGGTTTGTACCTCTTGTCTGATAGAAGGGTCTTTCACTTGAACTAATAATCCAAGTATGTCAAAAAATGACACATTTCCAATTATTTCTTTATTATTTTTATTCATTTTTATCCTCCTAAATTGTAATATATGAAAAACCGCCAAAAATGGCGAATGAGGTTGTAAATGTCTGCGCCGGAAAAACCTTTACTTGACCACTTGCGGATAACTCAATAATCATTGATGACGTACCCCCAACAAATAACACACGATAGCAAGCTGATAAAGGTTTGTATCCTTGCGGCAAAGTAAATACAGATGTCCAAGTGTTCGCTTGTACCGTTCCTAAAAATGGGATGTTTGGAAATTCAAAATAAACTATATTATTTCTTTTACAGTAATAAGGTGCTATCAGATTTCCAGAACTTGGTATTTGTGCAAATTTTGTATTAAATCCTGCTATTATACTTTCAGCCGCCTGCTGTGCGGCGGTTGCTACATCTTCTGCAGTTTCAGCCGCCTGCTGTGCGGCGGTTGCTACAGCTTCTGCAGTTTCAGCCGCCTGCTGTGCGGCGGTTGCTAACTCAAAGCTCTTTTCATCTCTTATCACAAAATTAGTATCACTTTTAGCAAAAGAGAAATTTGATAACAATAAATCATTCATTTTTAACCTCTCCTATAACCATTGTTTGCTTTCCTGCGTCATAAGTATGAACACCGTCACCGGTTAGCTGTTTCTGCAAGATAATGGTTTCATTTTCTTTGTCATAAATAGCTTGAATCATAACATTGTTGAAGTATTTATCAACCTGTGCTTTGATTTCATCCTCTACGTTTAAGTTGTCGAACCACGCACGAAACTCTTTAATCTGAGTTAATATCCAGTCAAGATTCAATTCGTGAAAGTTCGTGTTTGGAAAACTTTCAAACATAAAAACACCTCCTTAGTATACCATTATACAAAATTCCTTAATAAAAACGTCTGAAATCTGTTTTATTAAATTAAAACGCGCAATTTTTAACTCTTCTTCAAGCATTTGCTGTGAAGTTGTGACGCCGATATTACCGTGTGTCCTACCTTTATGTGTACTATCCGTATTACTCGAATCATTACCGGTATTAGTGACCGTTCCTGAATCTGTACCATTGTTTGACATTGTTCCAGTATCAGCAGTTTCTGACTGGTTGTTAATATTAGCGATGTCCTGAGAATCAGAAACGTAAGCATCGGAATCATAAGGTGACACGTTGTGCAAATTGGTGTCCGAACCTGTATTTTTCGTCACACTTTGCAAATTTCTATCAGTTCTCATTGAGTTAGACAAATTACGATTTTCAATAGAATTTCTATTAATTTTGTTAATACTTGAATCTGTCCAATCTTCAATTCGGTCGTAGTTCTCAATTGGATTGTATTCAAGGGAAAGTGCTTTCTGCCATTTTTCAAAAGTGCGATACCAAGTATTAGACCATAAACCGATAGCGTCCTGCATGAATTTGAAATCACTGTACAAGATTTCAAAATTTGACCCGTCAAGTAAAATCTGGGATACAACATCATCCTTATTAATACCGTCCGGCAAGTTTAAATTGTTGAATAAACCATCTTTAAACTGATACATTCCGGCTATCGTCATTGTTGCCATTGACATTATTATCACCACCTTTATAACGATATTCTACTGAGTAATTTGTCTCAAACATTGAATTCACGCGTTTGAAACATTCATTCATTTTATCAATCCAAACCGTTGCCCTTGCTGAACCGTCTGATATTCTGCTTTCACTTTCAAAAGAAACCATCCGTTCTTTTTTCTGGTATGGTACTGTAGGTATTCCGATTTCTGAATCAAAATTGTTAATAATTGATTGGAAGTCCTGCAAAAGTTTATCCAAAATGTAATTGTTTACCCTATCTTTTACAAACTCCGCATTCTTAAGAGGTATTTCTCCCTCATTATCAACTAGAACTTTGGTATCATAAATCTGTAAAGCGTTTCCTTCATTGATTTTATCAATGATTTTTTTCAATGTCTCAGCATCTGACTTTGAACTTGCACCAAACACTTCCGGTATTTTAGCATTAATCTCAGCCACATTTACAGCAGTTGATAACTCAGCCAATTGTCCGGCGTAAAAATCAATAACACTTGCAATGCCGCAATAATCAGGCGATATATAAACGACCTCACAACCTCGACCAATTTCTAATTCAAGTGATTTTGTGAAAGCTGGGTTTGTTACAATTGCTTTTGTTGGTCTGTAAAAAATGTTGTAACCACCGCCAAGTGTGCAAGGTTGATTAATCACACCATATATAGCATGTTTAAAAAATACGCTGACACCACCAACGAAAATAGACCATCTTAATAAGTCAAGTGCATCTGGTCTAATTTCCATTTTAAAATCAAATACCGATATTAATCGCTCATAAAGTGAACGCCACCAGTAGTTGAAAGCCGCTGTGTTTTTCGTGTAATGAGTAGATGGAAACCTGGTTCCGTCTACTATATTTAACTGTTCATAATTTAATGGGGTATACATATTGACACCTCTCTAACTGAAAAATCCCTGGATATAAATATATCCGTGGTCAAAGTTCTTTGTAGGAAGTTCAACTTTTGTTAATCCGTCAGTATCATAAACAATCCTGCACACATTTGATTCTTCTGCTTCAATTGTGTGGAGTTCATTGAAGCAAGCCGCAACTGTAAAGTCTTTTGGTAATATTAATTTATTATTTTCGATTGAAGCGTTTATATTATCTTTTTCGCTGAGAGTAACTTTAGTTCCGTCACTCTCAACAAAAAATCTGTACCAACGCCCCTTAGTGAAAGGTTTTTTCATTGGCTTCTCCTATTCTGTATCTTTCATAATGAAAAGAATACCCTTTTCCGTAAAGTCATTGATTGAATTCTTAGCAAAAGTATACCAAATGTTTCTGTACCCTTTTCTTGCTTCTACTGGTGTCGTTAAAGCCTTGTCAAGCTGATAGTCAATCATACAAGCGTCTTTATCATAAAGGACACCAACGACATAATCGAGTGATACAGTTGCTCCGGCTTTCTGCTGTCCGGTTGTCTTGTCCGGGATAGCAGGTGTAATACTAACCTTCGGTCTGTCTGCGTCTGTATCATTTGACTGCCAGTAAGTGACTGCTTCATAGTTTTCAATCTTCAATAAATCATCATTAAAGATTTCCGGAAGAACCAAACTTTCAGCATCAGTGAAGAGGTCAGCATATAAGACTAAACGCTGTTCGCTAAGTGGTGTATGTCTTAATAAATTATAATCGACACCATTTACATTTTTTGCGGGTGACCAATGATAAGCGGTACTTCTTTCTGTCATACGCTTGGTAGCTTTCTTTACCGTTGCCACGAAAAATGCTAAAAAGTCTTTCAAATATGTGCTTCTTAATTCTGCAGAAGTGTATGAAGTTCCAAATCTGTCATTAAATTCTTTTGTCAGGTTAATTACTGACCCCGGCATATCTGCTGACATATCATAAATACCACCGATATAATTAAGAAGTGTCATTGTGTTAAATGCTTCTTTTTGACTTTCAATGTCATTTGATTTTTCTGTTAAGAATCCGTTTAAGAACTGCGCAAAATTTGTTTCATTTAAAAAGGCAATCTTTAACTGGTCTTCGTAAAGTGTCTGCACGTCCTGCCAAGTTGAAGTTCCGGCAAAGTTCATTTCAAGTGGGATTGGTGGCTCCTGCTCCCACATTGACGGTGTGCTTGTGGCATCTCCGGAAGTGTTCTTATTTCTTCCGTTCGTCTTTCCCATGCCTAAATTTGTATTTAAATCCGTGTTGAAATAACCGGATGGCTTGGCATCTTTTGAATAATAACTAATCTTTCTAAGTCTGTTTGAATACATACCAGAATTGATGCTATTTAAGATTCGAAGTCTTGCTTCATAAGGTCTAACTGCCATGTAAGTACGACCACATATGATTGATAAACTGTTAATTACATTTTCCATTCCAGTTGCTAAAACTGTCTCACCGGCGGAAACAAAACTTGATGTATCTGTTACTTTAATGCTTGTCTGTCCGGTTGCTTGCTTAACTAAGCTATTCATGATTGCATGGCAATCCTGGGGGGTTATTGTTCTACCCATTTTTTCACTCTCCTTTTACATAAAAGTTCTAAATAAGTCCATCATTAATTCATTATCAGTTGGTTTTTTCGTGTCTTTATTATGTGAAACGTCAGCTTCTTTGTTGTCTTCCTGCATTGTTTTAATCTGAGCAGTCAAGTCTCGAATCTGATTTTTCAAATCTTCTACAGATGGTTTTTCTTCCGGTTTTTCTTCCGGCTTATCTTCCGGCTTTTCTTCCGGTTTATCTTCCGGCTTTTCTTCCGGCTTATCTTCCGGCTTTTCTTCCGGCTTTTCTTCCGGCTTTTCTTCCTGCAAAGCCTTAATATCTGACATCTTGTAACCTGCCTTTACAAGTGCGATAATGTCTGATACACTAAGTTTCATTTTATCATCTCCTTCCTTATATTGATAAATGGGTGTGGACGGATTCGAACCGCCCCATACAGAAAACATATCCGTACTTGTTTCCATATCAGACACACCCATGTGCCGGAGGTTCTTTTGGAAGTACGTCAACGCTTCGCCGTATCTACAAACCTTGTAGTGACCTTATACGGACTTCCTCCGGCTACTTAAACATATCACACTATAGTTTTATCGTCAATATTATTCAATGTAAAAACCGCTGTTCAAATAAGCGTTTACTTCGTCCTTATCTCCGGAAAAGCCATTAATTGGACATGAAGCATTTCCGCATTTTGTAAACCCATATAATGTTCCTAGTCTCAGATTCTTATTACAAGGACGTCCTGCTACGCTAATAGGAATATCACCAGATTCATAAGTATAAAGAATGACACTTATCCTGTTTGTCGGTGTATTAAACATTTGACTATTGCCACTTTGTCCGCTGCTAGACGGTGTTGGGTAAACAAAGTTCGATACACTATTAATCATGCTAATTACATTGTTACTTGCAACATCAACCTTATTTACTCTTTTGTTATAAAATGACATAGCTTGAGTTGCGCCCTGTACTCCAGTTTGTAAATAAGTACTTAAATTGCTGGAATCATTACCAATCTGAATAGGTGAGTAAATATTGGCAGCATAATTGCTGACGATTGATAAATCATCTCCGGTCATTAAAGTGATTGATGTATAGCCAGTCCATAAATCAATTGAATAATAACACGTCAAAGTTTCTTTAATATCTGAATTTGATAAATCAACCTTTCCAACCCCGGGCAAGTAAATGCTATAATATGAAAAATTATTGACATATTTTCTAAAATCGTCATATTCAGAAACTGGAATGCTGATTTCGATGAATCTTTGGTCTGATTGATGGACAACCCTATAAGCCTGGATGTCAAGCGGAAACCACTTCGCGTATACATCCTGCAACACTGCACCACCGGAATCACGATACTCCTTTATATCGAGCGGTGAATAGCAAAGAGACACAACATAATCAAAAGGATTAAAAAGTAAGTTTCCTAGTTTATCATACCATTCAGCAGTACCTTCTAAATACTTCGACTGGTCAAATAACGCAGTAAATGTTGACAATGAATCACTAACATAAGTGCTAACTCCAGTACCATCATTTCCAACCATACGAAGTATATAAGACCCTTTTCCTAGTACATTGTCAATAAATGGAAGTTGAGTTGTTGTAAAAGTTATATTCTTCGGTTCCTGCTTCACGCTGACTAACTCATCAATAAACATTTTATCATAATTCGATTCTGAGCGTTCGACAAAGCAGGTGTAAGCAATTATATCACTTTTGTATGTTGCTAGTACATCCTGCTCACAATCAATTTCTATCACATTGTGACGGACTGACCGCAAATCCCGGACAAAATAGTAATGTCCTAACGCTTTAATATAATTATATTCAAAATCATTACCGGAAATAATGAAAGTCGGCTTTTCAATAGAAGTGGCGTCCTTTAACGCCACTTCTAAAGTCTGTCCTGCACTTGCCGGTATCTTGGTTGAATTCTTACGTTTGATAAAATTCTTCCACAATTCTACATGCACATTATCACCGTCTTTCCATTTCGTCTTTTAATTCATTTACTCTTAACTGCACTAAGTGATAGTCATATCCTGCCGCTTCCAGTTTTTTCCGTCTTTCCTCACCATTTCCCCAGTAGCCACGCAATACACTTAAAGCCACTGTATCAATGTATTTAACTTCGTTATATGAATATTTGTTCAAGTCATAAGTGTTAATGATATTCAATATATGTCTTTTGTAACTACTGGAAGTCGCGTATCCATCCTTGCATAAAAGTGTAATATAGGTTGTGTTATCAACGATATCTTTCAAATTGCTATATCGTTTTGCCATTAAGAATTCGCAATATCCTTTCACACCTTCTGCAGGTGTGTCATACACGCGAAAATTATCGTGAATCTTGGTAAGCGTGCCTTTTATATATTCTTCTTTTGTCTGCAGATTTACGCTTTTTCCCTTCCAGTATCTACCACACTTTAAACCGAAAAAGTTATTCTTCTGCGCTAAATAGCTTTTTCCCCATCCGCTCTCCATGATTGCCTGAGCAATGATAACCGGATAGCATTTTAAATGATAGTGCGGAGCGTACTCTTTTAATTTGTTATAAATCATGTCAACAAATTCTTTTTGTTTTTCGGACATTCCCATTCTATCAATCTCCTATCTTTTTAAAAAATTTGCGAATCTTTGCGGGTATGATTGCTTTATTAATATTTCCGACATTTTCTATGATACTGCCAATCTCCATCAGAATAATATAGGTACAAATACCGTTAAATATTGGTTTACCAATTGATATATCAAAGTACGGTAAAGCCTTCTCCGCAAGTTCCGCAAGTACTAATATAAGCAGTTCACCCATCTTATTTATTAAGCCGTCACGCATGATGGAAGAATCAAAGTCATGGTCTTTAAACGCCTTTATCATACCCGACACAAAGTCGAGTACGATAAAAGCAAATACAATTGCTATCTTAATCATTTGTTCAACTCCTTTTCTACGTCAATCATGATTCCCTCCTGCTCTTTGTCTGTTAATGGGATATAAGCATGGTTATAATATTTTCCGTCTTTTCCTTTGTAAGATGGGAAAGAAATAAAATCACCATTCTTGCCCTCAACCACATTACAACCATACACTGTGACACCGTTTACGGTAAGAGAAAATCTTACACGGTCTTTTGAATCCATTTTTACATGGTCTACACTGTAGTCTTTTAATATGCTTTTCTGATTTCTGTTTTCGTTTTCTGGTTTTTTCATTGTTTTAATCTCCTTTTCTTTAAATATAATTTATAAATACATTATCAATATAGCGCTATAGTGCTATATTGTAAAGACCTTTTTGTAGTTCATTACTAAATTATATATAGCATATGAATTGTATTTACAATTGCCGTGTATTGTGGCATCTTTTAAATCATACACGAAATCATCATAAAAAAGATGCTGACCGTTGTCAGTCTCTAAATCATAGTATTTATCAGTTATATACCTGGAATTATTTACTACATACGATTTCCCTTTTCTGTAAATAAAGAAGTCTTTTTTATTATAGTAAAAAGCTCCTACACACTTAAAACCTTTTATCTTTCCTTTTCCTATGTTTGTCATATCATCGTATGAAAAATCATTATCCAATGCCATAGCACGCCATGCAGTACCTTCCATTGCCGTATAGATTGCTGACTGCGCTTCTTTCTCGTAAAACTCCGGCGAATCTTTAATTAAATGTATTAATATGTGCCTTTTTTCTAAATATAAATACTCCTGCTCATTAATACACATGTCTGCAATTGTATCAACCAGATTAAAAGATTCTAAGACAGGGTTAGCAATAGAAACCGCATTCGCTAACAGTATTAGCTTTAATGGTTTACGTCCTCTATGCTCACGGTCTCTTGATACTGTCTTATAAAGCTCAAGTATCTGTTCTCCCTCATTATGTGATACACGTTCATATTTTTTGGGGATAAATTCATCAAAAATAATATGTTCCGTGTCTGACATGTCAAAGCCTTTTACTTTCTCAACTGCGTTCAGTGACACAATATATCCTACTGGAAGTCCGTACGGATTGCCTTCGGTATCACAATCCCAAAATCCAGCTACCCCTTCCACTTTTGGAATTGTGACTGGGTATACATTATAGCCTTTATCACGATTAAGCGGCACAAAAGGCGATATATTAAACTCAATTTGAGAATCCCCTTTTTTTACTTTATCGTGAAATCTTTTTGCACCTGCACACATCATAGACACGTCTGTATTTGTCCTTTTTACAAATACAAATCTTTCTCCTCTGCTTTTCTCATACTCCAACGCACTATAAGTCTTACCTCTATTTCTACCTCCAATCTCAATATAAATAACTGCATCAGGATATTTTTCAAAATCATTTTTAATATCGAAATAATAATTTTCTTTTTTCAATTTTATCACCTTCTTAAAAATATTCTTCAACTAATCCCGGTATTGATATATCAATATCTTCTGATATTAAATCCTCCCAGTCTTTTATGAAAACATCATCTAGCAAATAATCACATGGTGTCAAGTTAATAGAATCACCAATCTCGTTTCCATCTGAATCCATGTGAATCTCACTGTAAACATATTCATGTGTCAGTTTTCCGGTTTTCGTTCCGGAAAAAATAAAACCTTTTTTAAAGTTTTCAATATCGTCATTTAAACATGCCGAACCTTTTTTCGGTACACCTGCAACAGTTATATGAATTAAATTATCGGCTTTATTTCTTCCGCAATACCTTTTTGCGCCTACGGTTACAAATTCACTATACAAGTCGTTATCGCCTTCAGTCTCGGCTACACCAAGCCACCATTCACGCCCCATATGACGAACACAACCATATCCATTCGCAAGAAGTTCTTGTTTACATTTTTCATTATAAGAATCTACCTTTTCTAAGTCCCAACCATTTGAATAAGCGGAATCGGTGTCGGAGTAAATCCATACACAACCTTCTTTCACGCATTTTCCAAGCTCGAATAAGTTTCTAAATGCGTATGCAGTAACCCAGACGCCAATAAAGTATGGTAGTATGTTGTTTCTTCGTTCCTTCCAGATATTATATTGCTCCTCATAATCTGAATCGTGCTTTTCAGTTTTCCATGCCTTTGCATCTTCTAAAAGTTCCGGCTCATAAACTTCTATTATTTCATCCTTTACCGGTCTTTGAACAGTAACTCCGTAAAGGCTGTTGAGCAATGCCTTTGCGAGTGCGTAAAGCACTTTATCTCCGCCTTTTAATTTTGTTTTATTCTCGAAAAGTTCGAACACATAATCAGTAAACCATCTCGGAAGATAATCTTTTTTTGAGCACATAACTTCAATACACAATGAACCTTTAAAATCATACTGTTCATTGATTACAATTAAATCCTGTTCGGTCAAATAAATCTCTATATAATCAGCACACAAGATTCTACCATTGTCCGTTACATCATTTACGGACTTTTCACACTTGCTAAATTGCAATGCAGGCATTTGAATAGAATCATCTTTTAATTTTACGCCAATTGCAACTAATTTAAAACAAAATGCATATTCATCAGCGTCTTTTATGATATTCTCAATTTTTGTATTCGGACATTCAAAAAATCTTTCGGACGGATATTTTTTTGCTAAAAGACAAAAAGGATAGGAACTAGCAAAGTCAAAACACTGTATATATGAACCATCTTCTAACCGGAAGACATGCCCGATATAATGACGGTTGGCGTGTGTATATCCTCCGTGATAAGCGGATTCTAATTGTTTTTGAAATCTCCAATCACCAACCACACGGTTGAACCAATCTTTCGCCCGGTTCTTTTTTCCTCTTTTCCTTATTTCTTCCCTTGGAATTCCAGTTGCAGTCCATGGCATCGTTCCAACTCTTTTTCCGAGAAGTCTTCGTGTAGCTTCTAGGCACTCAACACCGCAAAGGGTGTCAAACTCAGCGTATTTATGTTCATTTTCTGCATATTCTTCCTGCTGATTTCTGTATTTGTTATAATCCCAAAAACCTACAGCTTTTTGATGTTTTACTTTCAAATCCGAACCCCATTTTTCAAGTTTACGCTGTGCAAGTATAAGTGAATCTCTTAGGATTATACCATTTTCAAATTCAATATAGATTGGATAATGGCTTTTAGTATTCAATTGTTTTATTGGGTGTCCGAACGTCATAAAAAAGAATCTTCTTAAAAAAGTCCAATCATATCCCAAATTATGAACATATATAAAAGTCTGTTCACCTGGCATAGAATTGTGTAATCTTTGACACGCAAGCACTGCTTCACTTGGTTTACTGCCATGAAGTGTGAATAAATCTCTTCCCTTATAATTCGCCGATATGGTAAAATAAACGACATGATTTTCATTGTTCCCATTTTCAATGCTCTTAGAAGTCTCGGTATCTAGCATTATAAAAATGCTATTCAAAGTCTTTTTCTGTTTCTTCGAAAATCTGTATTCAGTTTCAATATTTGATAGCCAATTATACTTATAATTTTTCCAATAAACATTGCAGTAAGTGCTTGGTTTAATCATCTTTTAATCCAAAATCTTCTAATCTTAAATCATGTTCGGCTATCATTTTATTAACGGTACTATTCACTTTCCAATCCGCAACTTTTATTTTTTTATTTTCTTTAATTGCCTTTGCAATCTCCGGTAAATTCTTTTTGATTTTTCCTATCGTGTCAAATGCTGTCTTACTGCCAAAAATAGACGCCAATTTTTCATATGACTTAGATTGAAAAAAATCTGCTAGTTCCTGCCATGTGAACTTATCATCTCCTTTTAATCCCATGTTTTTATTGAGTGTATCTGCTCTTTTTTCATAAACGGAAACAATTCCTTTTTTCGTGCTAGATATACTTTCTAAGAAGTGCTTAATATCATTTATCTTGGCTTGTAAAGTGTTGGAATTTTCCGGCGGCTTCGTATTGAATCTAGGTCTATTTTTTACGGAACCATAACTTTCTATATTTTTCGCCGCTACTCGGTATGCATATTTAAGTACATTTTCATATTTTGAACCTCTTGAAAGTGCTTCTAAGCGTACTAACCGCTGGTCGGCACGCTTAGCAAGTTTTCTATATTCTTTTACAAGTTCTGTATAATGGTTATTCGACACTATTTATCACCTCTTCAAAAAAATATACTATATCTTCGTCAGATTCTAATAACACCCTAGCTAGTGAATAAACAATTTTTGCACTAGCTTTTTTGAGTGACCTTTGTCCTACTTCATACGACTGTATCGCACGTTCAGACACTCCGCTTTTTACTGACAATTCATACCTTGTCATACCGGCACTAAGCCGGTATTGTCTTAAAATATTGTTTGTTTTCACCTTTTTTTCTCCTTTATGCACATATGTTTAAATAGTATATTTTTCCGTCAAATTCTACAATATCCCAATCTTCCGGGCATTCTCCAGTTTCAACCATTTTTTTGAACTCCGCTATCTCTTCAATATCACAATTCCATTCTTTCATATAGTCTTTAAAAAATCTTATAAATTCTGTTTTTTCATATATAAGAGTACCGTTAGAAATTACTCTTTTAATCTCATCATCTGAATATCCGAAACTTTTCAATATATCCTTAGTTTTATCTGCTATTTTTATATTTTCCATGTTCTACACCTCCTCATCATATCTAATATCTTTGATAGACCCTCTTATGTATGTGCGACCTTTTAATCTTTCCAACATTACAATAGTTTTTTCAAGTTCGTGCATTGCAACTCCTTTTTGTTCAAACTTAACTAAGTTATAAGCAATACCGTTGTCTACAGATAAGTTGATACAAGTCTCTCCGACAAATTCTTCATCATCTTCAATTACATTTACATCATATGTTACTGTTATTTTCTTCATCATTCTACCTCTTTCTACCGCCCTGCGGATTTGTTAATTGATTTACTTTCTGTAATTATATTAGCACAGTAGTGCATATATTGCAATAGATTTATTAAAGTTGCACAATATAGTA